CTAGATTTACTGTAAGGTTATATGATGGTTGAAAATATGGTAATATTTGTTCTACAATCTGTAATGCATCATCATTTAATTTACACATAATAGCAAGTTCAAATTGCATATTATATGGAACAGGCATATATGACTTCTTCTCATCAGGTGTATCCGAATCTGGATTCTGAATTACAATTCTTTGAGTGGTAGTAACTTTTCTAGAAGGATCATATGTCAATCCAGTAAACTCAAAAGACATCCTTGGTAAAGACAAAGATGTTGCTTTATTAAGATCTGGTGATTGAGTTAATCTTGCTAAAAACTTTTGAGTAGGTCCATATGCAAGAGGAACACGGATAACACTAGCGTCAGTAGATCCTCCACTTTGTTTAATAGAAATACTATTAAACAGAGTACCAAAACCAATAATGGTTCTTCTCAAAATTTCGTTATAAAAATATTCAAACATTGTTATAGTCCTAGTATCTTATATTTAGGGAATACCAAATGGGTTCTGTTCACTGAAATCTAATATATCATCAGCAGCAGATTCTATATTAACATTATCAGCAAATCCATCCTCTGGTGGATCTTCACTGACAACTCTTAATGCATGAACTGCACCAGAAGTTCCACCAGTTATATTTTCTCCAATACTAAACATTCCAGAAACATTTGCTACCTCTAGAACATTTGTTGTTGCATTCCAAGTTCTTACTCTACCCTTCACACCAGTTATAGATCCTGTGACAATTTCATTAAACTTGAAGTTACCACTATTGTCAAGTGAAGGATCACCAATACTAATGGTTGGGTTAGTAGTATATCCAGCACCAGCATTAACAATATGAAGATTGCTAATAGATCCAGCAGCACTTACAACTGCCTCAACAGTAGCAGTAGTACCCACTCCTGCAGATGGTGCAGATACCGTTATAGTAGGTGCTGTAGTGTACCCAGAACCTCCTGAAGTGATCGTAACTATACCTATGGTGTTATCACCTATAAATGCTGTACCTGCTGCTCCAGACCCTCCTGAACCACTTATTTGTATTGTTGGTGCAAGAGTATATCCAAGACCTGGATTTGTAATTACAACCTGTTGGACAGATTTTAAATTATCACTTATATTTAAATTACATACATTAATTCCACTAATCATTGTGGCAGTTAGAATACCAGTAACTCCTCCTGCAGGAGCAGAACTTACACCAATAGTTGGAATATTTTTATATCCACCACCTCTATTACTAATGTTAATAAGTCTAATAGCACCCTCTGTAGTATAACCAACAACAGCAGTTGCAGTTGCACCTGTACCCACTAAGGTAAGAGTCTGAGAAGATCCAAGTAGTGTTGATAGACCATCCTCAGATGTTCCATCTGCATTATCACCAGTCAAAGTATCATCAATCTCAGCAACTCCTGTATCAATAATCTCATCCTCGTAACGGAAGAGTTCACATTTGAGAGTATAAACGTAATTCTTTTTTAACTGATAGAATGGCTTTTCATGTTCTACATATTTAATTTCAAATAAACGATCACCTAATGGAAAATAAACTAAGTCACCCTCTTTAGGTCTGGTAGTTAACTTTACATTAGATTCGTTTTTAAGTAATGGTTGAATATATGTTTCCCATCTTTCTCTTGAAATAACAAGAGTTACTTCATTAGTTTGCTCAATACCAAACTTTGATAATAAAGTAGGATTATCTGCATATCCATCAAAATTATCTACATATGCTTCTAATGGATATGAATCGTTAAATGTAGATTGTACAACCTCACGTATTATAGTTTTTTCATTCATATACTTTCGAGGAAGATAATGTATCTCAACACCATACATCCTCAACTGTTCGTTGATTAAATCTTGTACTAAATTCTGTTCTGAATTAGATCCTTGTTGGAAAAATGGATTGAGCATAATCTATCCTATCATATCCAACGGTGGAAGTTCATAAGTGTTGGACATTTGTTCTCTGATGACTTCTAAATCTTTTTCTGCATCATCATAGATTTGTCTTCCATTCATTTCTATTCCACCAGGTAATTTAACTCCTTGAAACTTTAATAAATTTTGACCCCATTGTCTCTTTATAAGAGCAGTAGCATATCTTTTTAAGAATGAATCATTCCACACTCTAGTAAAATCATTGGGATTCATAAGTCTAAAACACTCAAGAACTATAAATTCATCCTTTTCACATGCTGCCCAATCAATATCAAGATATAACCTATCTTGCCTTTGATTAAACCTAATTTGTTTTTCAGTAGTTAATAGAAAATCAATATCAGACAAATAAGTCTGTGTCATTGCATAACTTAAGAGTCCATTATATCCCATATTAAAAGCAATATCATTTAAGAATAACTGATACTTAATACTGAACATATTATTGGATATTGCATTACTTCCACCAAAACGAAATATCTTTTCTACACCTATTACTGATGGTGGAACTTGTATATAATTACTATTTTCATACCAACTAAATTCTGTATCTGTTCCTGCAATATTGGATGATGCAGTTTCTGTTGTTATTCCTGTTCTATCCTTTCCTGTCAATACAGATGCTCTTCCTCTATCAATATCAGCTTGAGTTATTTGATATTTAAGATAAGTTCTAACTACACCATCAAAATGCCTTTCTTGAAAAAATTGAATAGCGTCATCAATTCTATCTTCACATTGTTCATCAGCAACATTAATCTCCAGCACGGGAGCACCCAATTGCCTTAAGCAATACTGTTTAAATTCAGATCTACTTGCTGGTTGTGCCATTTATACAATACCTCTACAATATTTAGGATGGTGCAGAAGCAATACCAGTGTAAACTAGAATATTGCCATTTACTATATTATAAATTGTTGCTCCTGAACTTACTAGAACATTATATTCATATCTACCCTCTGATAAATCTCTTGTATCAGTAGATCCCATTGATATATTAAATATGCCACCACCAGCACTAGTAAACCCTACATTAAAGGTTCCTGCAGGAGTAGTAGTAGCACCAATACCTGCACTTTTTTGCATTTGAGCAGATCCTGTCCAAACTGAAGTGGTAGTTAATCCTTGGAAATCATATGCAACATCAGAAGTATCAACTACGTTAAAAGTAGTCTTAAAATCTGCACCAGTATAAAGTGCTAAATTAGCAGCATATGGTACTCCTGCATCTGGATCAAATGTCAGATTTTTACTTGCCATTGACTAATTCCTTTAGTAGAGATTTAATTTCACCAATTTCACCTTTTAGACTAGCAAGATCTTCTTCCATGCAATCAACTCTTTCATTCCGTGTTTTTTTAGCATTACGACTTGCTGTATAATGTGTATAATCTAAAGAATTTACATTCACTATTGCACCTGTTGCAGGATCTCTTGCCAAATCAGCATGTCCTTCAATGTTATATTGTTCCATACTATGCTAGTGCCATCACTCTTAGATCTTTAATTCTAGGAACATAAACCTGACTAGTACCAGTTAATAGAAGTTTAATTCTATAATATCTAAATGCAGGTAAACTATCTGCAGTAAAGGCATAATCACTAAAGTTTGTTGTTTCTCCAAACCCATATTGATTCATTTTAGGAACAAATTTATCAGATTGTCCATCATTATCTTGAGCATTAACAATTTGACCCCTATTGTTTAGATTATTAAATCCAGGGAAAGGGGTGAAGATTGGGTCAAATTTCTCTTTATCACCAATAGCATAGAATGCCCTAACATTAGCAGAAGGATGAATATGAGCAGCTAGTAATATTTTGACAGAAGTTGCTGGATTCTCTAATGCTATTTCCCTACTAATATACTGACAAGCAGTAGGATCATCAGTAAGAGTTTTTACTCTTGAATCTGTTGCATAGTTAGTAACAATGTCATTAACTCTATTAGATGTAAGAATTGTACAAATTCTTTGAGCATCTAACACAGGACTTAATCTAGGATCAACAGTTCCTAAACTCACTCTTATTTGTAATGATTTATTACCCTCAATATTATCCAACCTTTCATCCTCATTTACTTTAGAGTAAATTGCTCTTGGACTAGTAAGATAATTTGTTTCACCTATAGTAATTGATTCAAATCCCTGATCAATATATGGAACATGACTATCACTTATACCAGGTGCGGAAGTAGTTCTTACTTCAGCACTAATTGTTGTACCAGTAACTGTCATGTTATGGATAATTGGAGTAATAAGTTCAAAAGGCATATTTTGAGTTGCCTTTATTTCAAATCCACCACAAGATTTTGTTTGATTAAAGTAAAGTTTGGGGAACCCAACATCAGTGCTTCTATCAGTAGCATCAAACTCAGTTCCAGCAAGATCTTTACTTGTCTGGTCTATTTTAATATTATAAAAATCAAACCCAATTGATCCAGAGGAAGACGTAGATGTTGAAGTAGATAAACCATGTGTTTTATTAACTCTTGCAAGAGAAACTCCACCAAGTTCATATTTATAAACAGGTGTTCCAACTGCATAATTAATTTTGTTGCTTCCCCTTGCAGATATTGTAATTACATTACCAGTAACATTATTATACTTCATAACCTCATCCCCAATTTTAACTAATCCAACATTAGTTGTTCCAACTCCAACATTTTCAAAATTGATAAAGGCACTAGCATCCTCAACACTAAAGTTATTAGAATTACCCTCATCTAATGCAAGAGTTAGTTTTGTAGGTTTAATATCACTCTGAACATCAATTATCTTAACTAGATTTTCAGTAGAATGCATTCCATGATTTTGATGATTAACTTTAAAATGTAATCCATCAGATTCTACATCTATTGAAGATATTTGAACATCACCACCATGACTAAAGTTTAACTCTGTTGTAACACCAGCACTATTAGTATACCTCATAGTCTTACCAGCACCAGTAGCAAAATTACCCTGAACATTGTCCAAAATAAGTTCATTTGTCATTCCAATACCAGTAATGGTAAATCTACCATTAGCACCAACAGTTCCACTACCACCAGTAGAAAGACCAATAGTTGTAATACCAACAACATCACCAACTTGATAACCACTTCCACCAGAAGTAATTGTACAAGCACCCACTACACCATTTTCAATATAAACATTACCAACAGCACCCTTTCCATGACCAGTAACAGTTTCTAAGTTAACACTACTAAATGTTAAATTACCATCAAGAGGTGTATATCCAATACCAACATTGGCAATAGATAAGGTTCCTGTTGCAGATCCACCAGCACCTACAAGATTACCTGTTGCAAGAGTTCCATCTTGACTGAATGTATTTCCATCAGCATAACTATCCCCAACAGTAGTTCCCAATCCAACTCTAATTTTTCTAGATCCAAGAACGATAGAATTTGATTTAAGTGTTGGAATTTGATTATTTCCTTCAGTTAATTCTGGACTATAGAATTCAACACTTCCTGCAGTCTCAAATTCCGCTCTATAAAGAGTAAATTTGAGATCTTCCCATTGACTTGGTTCCCATGTAGAAGCATTCTGGGACTTAAAGAGAGATCCCAAATATGGTTGATTAGAAATATATGTATCTGTTAAAAGATCACTTTCACCAATTCTAGAAATATAAACACTATATTTTGTTGAATTGGATAATAGTGCTATAGCATAATCCGTATCACCACCTTGCAAATAAACTGGAGCTCCAAAAGTAACAGTAGTTGCTACAGATCCATCTCCTGATATATTAATATCTGAAGGATCTAATACAATTTCAGAGAATGGAAGAACCTCTTGGGTTGGGTATCCATTCTTCATAGATCTTAATTGAATAATACAAGGTATATCACCATCATCTTTAGTTCTAAAGAACAAATCACATTTTGTTAAAAAGATTCCACCTTCATCTTCTACTTGGAATGATTGTGCTAGAGGATCTCCCCATCTTCTCCGAGGTCTTTGAAGCCTTCGTTGTATAACAGTTTCTTCGTTAACAGCAACTAATTCCTGTCTAACAGTTGTTGTTCCCAGAGTTTCGGAAACACTCCTGTCTTGGAATTCCTCTCTTTGTTCAACTCTTGCATTTCTAATGGAAAGAATGTTTTCCTGAACTGTTTCTAGAGTTCCAGAAGAAGTAAAGGTTTCATCAGCCAGTGTAGTTGCATTATCCTCATCATTTTCAGGATCATTTGTTATAGTAAAGACTTTTGTTCCTGTTTCAAATCTTGGGAAATTGAAATTATTGGGATTAGGAATAAAGAATGAACCACCACAGAATGCTGCAAGATCTGATAATAATCTTACATTTGTAATAGTTGCTAATGCTCCACTACTTTGACCTCTAAGAATCATTCCACTTTCAACCCATCCCTGATATTTACCTTGCACTTCATTAGATAATGCAAAAGTATCTACATTTAATAAATCAGAAGTACTTGAATAAGATGCTGATAGGGGTTGATTAGTATAAGGATTTTCACGTAAAGTTTTTGAAGGAACATTATATGGACCTTCTTTATGATTTGATTGTGCAACTCTAAATGTTATAAAAGGAACACTATTTCCCGTTGTTATTTGATTTAATCCAGTAATATTAACTAACCCTGTCACATCCTCACCAACTTGGAATGTTCCAGAAGTCATGGATATTTCAAGTAATTTAGGAACACAATACTTAGTTACATTTTGTCCATCAAAGAAACCATATAATTGTGTTAATGGCTTAACTTTTTTAGCAATAAATTCAATATTTCTAGATCTCATAAATGGAACAAGATCCCTACTAACTACCCTATCACCTACAGATTCTTGATCAAATTGTTCGGTAACAAGAGTTTGAGTTCCAGTTCTTGATTCGGTACCAGTTCTGGTGGTTGTTCTCTCAATGTTTATTACAGTCTCCCAGGTATTCCTCTGCCACACGATTCCATCAGTCTCATTTGTCCATTGCGCCCACTGACGAACATTAGCTAATCTTGTCTCAGTGGTACCTGTCCAATCACTAGTTTGAGTTCCAGTCCATGTAGTTTCCCATGCATTCCATATAACAGGACCAAGACCAGTTTGAGGATCAACTCCTTCATTTCTTGCCAAATTTTCCAGAGTGGCAGTATAGTTACCTTCAGTCTGAATAATCTTAGCTTCAATCCTTGCAGTGTCTACCCAAGTATCGGATGCAGGATTCAATTCCATAGTTCCATTCCAGAAACTAATCAAGAAAGGAGTAACACTTTCAGACCTTGTAGCAAAATTCTGCTTTAACCATTCAACATCGGCATAATCTAATGTTATACAATCAGATAATTTTCTTACATTAACACCTTCTAATGTAGAAAATCTTAAATCATCAGTAGTATCATTCCCAACAACAGGACCACTAATACAATCAACAGCATTAGTATAATGTCTTGGACGTAATTCTTTATGTTTTCTATCTATTGAACAATTAACTTTTACAGTGTCTTCTTGAGTTTGAAAAGATGTAAAATTATCAACAAAGAATCCCGATTTAAACCTATTTAATCCATCATTATCAGGAACAAAAAAGTTAGCTGTATTGGTTTCTAATAATGAAAGAGTTGTATAATATTCGAGGTTCTGAATTCTTCTATCAAGTTTCTTAATGTCTGCCATCGTATATCTACGATAATCCAAGAAATGCAAAGAAGCCTGCTTGGGAGTATAAAGATATGCAGGAAGCTTGACATTTGCTACTTCTATTGCATCATCAACAGGAACTGGTGTCTTAGGAGATTCTGATGGTTCACCAAATTTAACTTGAAAAGTTCCTCCCTTACTTAAGAAAATTCTATCAATTCGAGGAAGATAGAATGAATAATCTATAACTATAGATTCATCTGATGCTAAAATATTTGGTACAGAATCTCCAGATCCAGTAAAACTTCTTCCGAGGAATTCTAAAGGAGATCTATCACCTTCCGCAACTGATGTAATTGATGAAACTCTTGGTCGGATATCAATAATATCTGAAACAGGTATTGCATCAATAGATGTAAATTCTTGTCCATATTTAAATTGATCATAAGAATTAACTGTAACAATATCTCCAGAATCATTAGATTCAAAAGATCCATTTTGATAATATATCTTTATTTTTTTAGATGGTACATCAGAATCAGATTTTTTATTAATTGTTCCATAATCATAAAAAGTTACTTCACCTCCAGAAGAATAATTATAATTTTCTGATATAT